CTCCGGCCATAACGGCTCGCCGGGCTCGCGTCCCAACGGGTCGGGTTCTTCTCCCTCTTTCGGCTCTTCGGCCTCGCAAGGAATGTTAAGNACNGTCCATTCTCCCTCGGNCTTNTCCTNTTCCAAAATGCGCCCTACAAGGTCGTCNTCGTGCCAGCGGGTCGNAATGATAATGATGGCCCCGTCTGCGTGTATGCGCGTCAATATGGAGGCCGTCCATTCGTTCCAAATGCTCTCCCGCGTAGTCTCTGAAAACGCCTCTTTCCAGTTTTTGATGGGGTCGTCAACGATAAAAAGGTCGGCACCCTTGCCGGTAATCCCGCCTCCGATGCCTACGCTCAACATTCCGCCGCTTCTCCCCAATATTCCCCAGTCGGTAACGCTACTGTTCTTCGGGTCGACGGTAACGCCGAAAATCTCCATGCCGAACTCTTCCAGCTTCGACCGGTTCGCCCGGCCAAACTGCTTCGCAAGGTCAGCCCCGTAAGAGGCCTCTATGACCCTCCTATCCGGGTGTCTCCCCAAATACCAAGACGGGAACGATTCTGTAACGCTCATTGACTTCCCGTGCCGCGGCGGAAGTGTAAGTATCAGCTTCTTTATGTCCCCGCGCTCCACGGCCTCCAAGTGCTCGCATATCAGCTTTAAATGGCGAGCGGGCTTCCATCTCCCGTGATGGGAGTAAACGAGGTAGTCCTCGTAGTGCTGAAAGGCCCTCTCCCTTACCTTTTGCGCCCGTTCCTGTTCCCGGCGGATTCTTTCCGCCCTAACCTGTTCGAGCAGGTTCGCCGGTAGTCTTTCCCCCATAAAGTTTGCGAGTAATTTCTTCAAAGAGTTTCAACTCCTCATCGGACAACTTACTCAAATCAACGGTATGTTGTTCTATTGGAATAGCACCGCCTTCTGGCCCGGAAAATTCTTTTCGCTCGATGTATCCGCGTTCCTTGCCCTTACATTTTAGATAAAAAATAATTGCAGTTCTATCTCCAGATTTAATTAAATCCAAGAGCTTATATTCTGCAAAGTCTAGGCCGTCCTCTTCACACTCGCGCCTCACCTGTCTTAAATGCTCGCTCGAGGCCACTCTTTGGCTGATTGCACCATGCGTAATTGGTATTCCGTATGTTTGGCCAATCCATCTAGCCGCCATCGTTATAAGCCCTTTTGTCTTACGTAAGGCCTCTTCTATTTGTTCGTCTGTAACCTTCTGGCGACCTGACGGTTTTTTTTCTTTTTTATCCGTTAGTTCGTTAGGCTTATCATTTGTCTTTTGTTCGGTCGTTTTGCTCTTTTTTTTTTTGTCGCCATTGAATACCCCCTCCTTCTAGTGAGGTTTATTCTTTACTCAAATCAAAAGGTTCTGTTTCTTCCTCTTCTTCCATATCAAGTACGTTTATATCTTTATATATTTCTTTTATCTTTTTCTGGTCGCCTTTATAAAAAACAAGTACGTTCTGGTGCGTCTTTCCAACCTTTCGGGCACTGTTAAATGCTCTTGATAGTCTCACCGGCAATGACCCCATTTGCGTGACTAATATAATCTCGTTATATAAACTCATTCCGGCATCTTCAAATGCGCTTATTGTATGTGATACAAAATTCCGGTACATACCAGTTTTCTTGTCCCTTACATCGCCAACTACAAAGCAAGCAAATCTATTGTCTTTTAGCATCGAAACGGCATCCTTTATAATGGACCTATACATGGTAATAAATTCATCGTAATTCTTGTTTGACAAATCCTCTTCGCTATCTGAGTATATTTCTAAATCAAAGTAAGGTGGGCAAGAGAAGATAAAATCATATTCCCCAGGCGCCAAACTTTTAACGTTCATCGAGTTTCCGGCAATCCAGTTGGGTATCTTTTCGCCCAGTATCTCTTTACCGTTTTCTTTGTTCGCTTCTATCTGCTCTTTGCTTAAATCTATCCCCGTATAATCTCTGTTTAGCATTTGAGCAACAATACCACGAACGGAACCGCCGGCAAAGACATCAAGAACCTTGGCACCCTCGAAAGAAAACCAATAATACATCAGTTCACAAAGGACGGGGTCAAATACACTTAACATTCCTCCGCTTTTTGTCTGTTTTATACTTGATTTATTGTTTCTCAAATATTCCTTCAGCCATTTTTCTTCAAACTCTTTATTTGTAACCGCGTGTCCTTGTTTTTTTTCGTAGGCTTCTTTCATAGAATAATAACCTGGAACGGAACCAGATAATGCCCCAAGCGCCTTCATGTTCTCTCTTGAGACTTCACTCTTAATCCCCAATGAAAGCCATTGCCTTTTGCGTTCTTGCCACGGGCCGCAACGTGTGTTAAGAACAGAAACTGGACAAAAAAGAAACCGTTCTTTTAAACTCTGTCTTGCTTCTTCTTGCTGTTCTTCATCTATCGGGGTATTTCCAACTATTCCATTTATTTCTTCCTCATTCCAACCGATAACGTCTTTATCGTCACCCAAGTCATTAAATATATCCTCTAAGATTTCAATGTCCCACTCTGCAAGTTCTGCGGTTCTATTATCTGTCAGCGCAAGTTTAGTGGCCTCTTTATCCGACAAATCACGGTATTCAACCCAACCTTCTTTTATACCCAATAACTTCATCGCCCTGTACATTCCATTCCCGACGATGATTTTATTAGTTGACCGTTGAACAACGAAAGGTCTATATTGCTTGTACTTTTTCAAACTCTTCTTTATCTCTTCAATGTTTCGTTCGCTGTGAATCCTTGCGTTGTTATTGTCCTCTATAAGCTCATCAAGATTAACTTTTACGAGATTCATAATATCTATCCTCCTGCTCCACTAAGTCCCAACGCTCGATTGATTTTTTCAGCGCCTCGTATTCGGTGTCCCCGGGCTGTAGGTTCTTCCGCGGGTTATACCTCGCCGGTTTCAGCTTCCCAATGTCCATTTCCTTCAAAATGACTTTCTGCATTCCCGTTTTCCCTCCCCAGAGAAAATAAAAACCCCGCCTCGGTTCGAGCCTAAGCACTTGCCGTGCGGGGTGCGTCTGTGCAACCTGTTGCATAAATATCCACAATGATATTTTATCGCGTACCCGTTCCTTTTCAAGGGAACTTTCGGGCTGTTTTTGGGTCGATTAAAGTCTTATTTATGGGCGTTTTGTGGGAGAAAACAGGGAATTTTTTTTACAGCAACCGGAAGTCCTCCCCCCAAAATACAATTCCCATGGCTATCTCCTCGATTATCCGATCGCGCGTGTTGCGTAAAGTCTTGATGTCCATGTGATGCTTCCCTGCGATGGCCTCGAGGCTTTTCGCTCCGGGCCGCCCGACGTTCCCGACGTCCTGTAAAATCTGCCACTTATCCGGGTATGCTTGGGCATATTCCTGCATAACCTCTTTGATGCGCTCCGGGCCGCCGTATCGGTTAAGAACGTCAAATAGCGCCTTCTCGCTTTCAAATGCCTCGATTTTCCGCTGTGCTTGGTAAACCTGTTGCCCCCCCTGTATACGAACGCCTGTGTCGTAATGAGGTCGTGAAAAGGCTATCATCTCGTGCATCTCTTCATGATCCGGCCATCTGCACCGGCCGGTAAGAACGGCGAGCCCCGCCGGGTGCGTCTCGATGAAGAGTGCTATTATGCTTTTAATTCGGTTGACACTTTTAGGAATCCAAATCTTCGACCGCCGTCTCGCCATTCCTTGCCCCCCCGTATCCGCATGTAATACAGGAAGGGGGAAGCCCCTTCCCCGCGCTCGTGTTGCTTATATTATATCAATTATTATGCGTGTTCTCGGTTTCTCTCCCCATAGCTTACAGGTCTCGCCGTATCTTGCTATCTGCGAATCGTCACTGTACGCAATCCCATTAAGTCCGTCGATGTAGAACTTCAAAAGGTTATCCAGGTCCGGCTTGTTCGTATGTTCCCGGCCCAAGAGCTCCGCCCGCTTTTTCTTGCTATAACTCTTCGGCATAGCAAAGACGAATTCAAAACTGATGCTGATGGCTACGTCTTTCGGAGCGGGCAGCCGGAGACCCTGCTTCTTCAACTGCTCTTTTGCCCGGTAGCGGAACTCGTCCTCAATCGCCTGCTCCCCCCGCTTTTTGTATGTCCCTACATAATTCCCCCGGCGGCAGAATCGCGGCCTTGCCTTGGGCGTGGGGTTTCCCTCGATGATTATTTCAAACCGGCGTGGCGTCTCTTTTGCTGTTTCTACGTTCATTCTTTCTCACCCTTTTGTATTTCGTTCCTCCTCTACATCCCCATTATTCCGCATAACTTCCGCGCATTGTGGACAAACTACCCCCGCATCTGTACCATCTGACCAGATGGCTTCAAACGTCTCTTCGCATCAGGTGTCAATTGTCCTGTGGCATTTGGCGCATGTGGTCATGGTGTTTCTCTTCTTTCCCAATCTCGACAGACATCGTTATCCTCAACGTGTAACATAATGCCGCTGTCTACTACTTTTGGGGATAGACAAATAGGCATTGTCGGCGTTAGCAGGGTGCGATATTTACATGATTTACAACAAGCATCAAGCGGAATTGTTTCGTCTGTCATTTCGTCTCACCTCAACCTCTCCCAAACCGCTGAATTTCTTTAATCCTAGACACCAAAAACATAATCTCTCCAGCCTCATATTTGCAGTTGAAGCACTCGCTTTCTTTCACGCTGTGGATTCTGTTTCTGTCTTCTTGGAAGGACTTTAGCCCCCACCCATGCGGTAATTGCGGCAATATCTCATCAGCTATTTCTTCTGGGACAAGATAATAACGATAGCTGCCCATACCACACTCTGATTTTTCCCTGAAGATTTTGTTTTTGTCCCGCTTAAAGTCCTCAATGCTGACCTTGACCTCAAAAACAACTGAGCAACCGTTGCGCCATCCAATAACATCTGGTTTTTCGAGTGAATCCTGAAATCCCTGTTCGGTAAAAACAGGATTCCATCCGTTGTTTATTAGCCACTTCTTGCCCCTTGCAACCAGTTCAGTGTGTGTCATTCCGCCTCGCCTCGTGCCTTGCGGAGGGCCTTGTCTATGATGCACTCATCACAATTATCGTCTCCACAAGATTCACACAGGCTACTTTGTTTTACGGCACATAACGCCTCGTACATGTCATCCACAGCGTTTAATTTTCTCTGTGTGGCTACATCCGCAAACATAAGACCGTCTACAATATAAGCCACTTCATGTGTATCTTCATCCCAAATTGCACGTGAGATATGGATTTTAGGCTCGCTCATTCCGATTCCTCCTTTAGCTCTACCTCTTTGTTGAATTGCTTTATCTCTTTCTCAACCTTCCTTGCAAGACGTCTCGCTTGTATTTCGATAGACAGTAAGTTAATAATTATCCCCACAAAACACATAAAAGATAGAAACAAGAGAACCCCTGCGGTGAAGCCGAAACCTGATATAACTGCATTTATGAAGTTCATTCCGATTCCTCCTTCTTATCTCTCTTTAATCCAAATCACAAACGCCAAGAAGCCGAACATAATCGCAAGCATCAGCACTATTGTTATATCTTCGCTGGTCATTCCGATTCCTCCTCCTTCGCCAAATCAGGTGTGTCGTGTATGTTGCCGATGACTTCCATTTCGTTTCCGTCAAGATCTCTAAATGTCGCAATCCAACTGCTGTGTCCCGATGTTATGGGAAAAGAAATAATAAACATACCATCTTCTTCAATGTATTCAATTATGCCTATTTCCCCACAGCTAGTTTCAACTTCATCACCTTCAAAAATCTTCTTCCCATTCTTGTCGCAAAGCCCCGTGTACTGTCCGACCGTGGCGGGGTCGACCAGACAATATTTGTCCAGCCCATAGCCATACTCGCCTCCATCAGGCACAATTCCGTCTGGATCAATAATCATTGTTCCTATAAATCCGTTATGTGGGTACCCGTATTCCCATCCACCACTATCTAGGCGTTTTCCCCTAAACAATATCTCCCGATCCATCTTTATTCCTCCTTTAATCTCAACTTCAACACCCTGTTCTCCTCCGTCAACCCAACTACCTCAATCGCCATCTCGGATAATCTGCGTTCCAACTCTCTGTTTCTGCTTGCAAGTTCACACTCTCGGCAGATGTCAGCTTTCCCAATGTTTTGTGTTACCCTCCTGTTCCATGCGGCGATTGCATCGGGCCTTGAATCACAGAGAGCTGTCTCTGCATCACATTCAGAACACCGTACCCAATACGCGAGGGGTCTTCTCATAATATCTTCTCTTCCGCCCGTTCTAACTTCTATCGCCTCTCCCCCGCAAAATGGACAACGCTTAAGTTCTTCCATCACGAGACCTCCTTCGGGAACTTCATAAAAGCCATCCAGAAACGGCAGATTATTTTTCTCCTTCCACTCATTTAACTCCCCCCGATCCCGCCGAACGGCGTACTCCGTTAAGGCGTAGATAATCAAGGCGACTATCAGCAAAAACCAAACGTACCAGTTCACGACACGAACCCTCCCT